TGGTGGTGGCAACATCGGAACAGGAAATGTACCGGCTGCAGGGGAGACTACGTTTGCTGGGACTCCTAGAGCAGTTACCGGAACAGGTGAAGGAAGCACTTAACAGAAAAGAGGAGATGTAAGTATGTTAGATTTATTAGACACAATTTTAAAAATAGTAGGAGTAGTACCTTGGATAATTTCAATATGTTCAATGATTGCTGCTATGACACCTACTCCTGCTGATGATAAATTAGTAGGTAAAGCGTATAAAATTATTGATTGGTTTGCTATAAATATAGGAAAAGCAAAGGATAAATAATGAAAGAATTAACAGGCAGTCAAAAGAAAATAGATGTTAATAACAATAATAAAATAGATAAAGAAGATTTTATATTATTAAGAAAACAAAAACAAGAAGGTGGTTCAATAGATAACCAAATGATAATGGCTATGGGCGAACCTGAAATGATGCCAGATGAAGAAATGGAAGATAACTATTTAGATTTTATAGTTGATGAAGCATTAAACGAAGAAGAAGAAAATATGCTTATGTCAAAATTAGAACAAGATGAGCAACTATCAATGCTGTTTGATAAAGTATTAGAAGTTGCTTCAGAATTTGCTGGGTCTGGTCCTGTTGATGGACCGGGTTCAGGAGTCTCTGATTCGATACCTGCAAGGTTATCGGATGGAGAATTTGTCTTTACTGCGAAAGCTACAGAAGAAATCGGAGCTGATGAATTGATGCGTATGATGAAAGATGCTGAAGCTCAAGCAGATGAAAGACAAGGTATGCAGGAAGGTGGCATGACGCAAAACGTAGAAGAAGAAAAGGTTGACCAATTTGGAAGACCTATTGATTCTGATATAGCTCGTGATGAGTTAAAGAAAAGCATGTTGTCAGTTAATCCTAGATACCAATAAACGATAGAGCTACCCTATTAGCGTAGGCACTTTATCAAATTAAAAACCGAAAGGCTACCTTTACAATACAAGCCCTGCTAGTGCACAACGCAGCTACCTTGTAAACAAAGCCCCAATTAGGAGAAAAGAAAATGACTAATGAAGTCCAAAAAGAGGAAACGCCAAATCCTTATAATAAAAATAAACCTTGGCACAAAGGAGAAGATAAACCTTTTGTATCATCAGAAAGTCTTTATTTTGAAGAACCTTCTGAAAAAAATAAACTTTTTAACAGTAACGATGTTACAGATATTGAAGCTGAAGGAAGTGTAAATAGAGAAGAACTGGAAACTAAAAAGGATGTTCCTTATAAAAAACCAGACTACAAAAAAAGATATGATGATTTAAAAAAACATTACGATAATAAACTTAATGAGTTTAAACACAGAGAAGAAGAGTTAATAAATCAAGTTCAACAACCTGAATATAAAGCTCCAAAATCTGAAGAAGAACTTGAAAAGTTTAAGAATGATTATCCTGATGTGTATGAAGTAGTAGAAACTGTTGCTCATCTACAAAGCGAATCTAAAGCAAAAGTTCTAGAAGAACGCCTTAGTAAACTCCAAGAAAGAGAACAACAATTAGTACGACAAGATGCAGAAAAAAGGTTAGTAGAAAGACATCCTGATTTTGAAGATATTAGAAACAGCGATGATTTTCATACATGGGCAAAAGAACAGCCTGATTCTATCCAGAAATGGATATACTCAAATGCTGATGATGCCGATTTAGCTTCCCGTGCTTTAGATTTATTTAAGAAAGATTTTGGTATAGAACCTACAAAGACTAAGTCATCTTCTAAACCGACTAGAAAATCTGCTGCAGATATGGTTTCAACTAAAACTACAACTGTTGAACCAAAGCAGGAGAAAGTATGGTCAGAAAGGGAGATTGCTGCATTAAGTATGGCAGAGTTTGATAGATACGAAAAGGAAATATCAGATGCTATGCAAGAAGGCAGAATCACAAAATAAACTATAACTTAAAGGAGAAAGTATCATGGCTCAATTTTTTGAACCCTCAACCGATACAAATGCTAACTTTGCAAACTCCGTAAGTGGACAAGCTAATAGTTTCTTTTTACCTTCGGTTTACTCTAAAAAGGTTTTAAACTTCTTTAGAAAAGCCTCGGTAGTAGAAGCTATCACAAACACCGACTATGCCGGTGAGATATCCTCTTTCGGAGACTCTGTAAAGATTATCAAAGAACCTGTTATTTCTGTGTCAGATTACACAAGAAATAGCGATACAACTGAAACTAGACTAACAGACCAAGAAATTACTTTGGTTGTTGATAGTGCTAAAGCTTTCAAATTCATCGTAGATGATATTGAAACAAATATGTCACATGTCAACTTCAAAGAGGTTGCTTCAAGCTCTGCTGCGTATGCTCTTAAAGATTCATACGATGCTGCTGTTTTAGCAACTATGTTCTCTGGAGTCTCTAGCTCATCACCGGACCATGTGTTAGGTGCTGATAATGCTACAGACTTAGGTGCTGGAGTTTATGATGGAACTGGCAACATAGATTTAGGTGTGTCTGGTGAAACAGACCCTCTAGACCTTTTAGCTAGAATGGCAAGACTTTTAGATGAACAAAATGTACCTGAAGAAGGTAGATGGTTTGTTGCAAGTCCTGACTTCTACGAAGTGCTAGGTCAATCAGCTTCTAAATTGTTATCTGTAGACTTCAACGCAGGTCAAGGTTCAATTAGAAACGGATTAGTTTCAAGTGGTAAACTAAGAGGATTTGATATGTACAAATCTAATAACATTGCAAGCACATCTAATGCTGCTGGTAAATGTATGGGTGGTCATATATCCTCTACTGCAACTGCTAATACTATTCTCTCAACAGAAGTGTTAAGAGACCCAACATCGTTTGGTGATATAGTTAGAGGCTTACATGTCTATGGTGCAAAAGTACTTAGAGATGAAGCTCTAGTAAGTGCATTCTATGGTATTGACTAATATCAATTCGGGGGAGTCTTAGGACTCCTCCACTTTATTTTAAGGTAATAATATGAAAAATAAAAAAAGAACAATGTATAAACATGGTGGCTCACATGATGGCAATGCTTTAGCTAAAAGAAAAAAAGCTAATATGGGTAGAATGATGTACAAAGATGGTGGAATGTACAAAGAAGATATGCCAAAAGCTAAACCTTGCTAATATGAAAGTAAAAGCACCAAAAGGCTATCATTGGATGAAACAACCCAAAGGTAGTTTTAAATTAATGAAACACACAGGAAAGTTTGTTAAGCACAAAGGTGCAAGTTTAACAGCAAACTTTGCAATACAAAAAGTACACAAAAAATAATGGCAACAACATATCTAGATTTAAGCAATGAAGTTCTTAGAGAACTAAATGAAGTAGTATTAACATCTGGCTCGTTTGCTTCAGCTACAGGAATACAAGCTTTTGTAAAAGATGCAATAAATAAATCATTGTTTGATATAGCAAATGCTGAACCAGAGTTACCTTTTTTTAGTGCTGGAGTTAGTGGAGGTACAGACCCTTTTTATGGGAATGTAACAGTAGCTACAGTAGCAGGACAAAGATGGTATACTCTAAAATCTAGTAGTTCTAGTATAACTACAGATTACTCTGCAGTTGATTGGGATGATTTTTATATTACTACTATTAATGTTAGTGGTGAATCAGAACCATATGTATCACAAGGATTAAAGTTTTTAACTCTTGCTGATTGGAAACAGTATTATAGAGATTCAGAAAATGCAGATGATGCTAAAGGCTCAGATGCTTCTCACGGAGAACCTATACATGTTTTTAAAAGTCCAGACCATAGAAAGTTTGGGTTAAGTCCAATACCAGATAAAGTTTATAATGTTCATTTTTATGCTTTTGAAAAACCAACAGCTTTATCAGCTTACGATGATACTATAGTAATGCCAGAACAATATAGTAATGTAATAACAGCCAGAACTAGATACTATGTACATCAATTTAAAGAAAATATTCAACAAGCTGCTATGGCACAAGATGACTATAAAAAAGCATTAAGAGCTATGAAAAGTAATTTAATTAATCCACAACCAAAATATATGACAGATGATAGGAGATACTTTTAGTGGCAGCTTCTTTACCATTTTCAGTACCCTTACAAGGTGGTCTTAATAAATCTACTAACTCATTAGCATTATTAAGAACTCCCGGAGTTGCAACAAAGTTAAGAAACTTTGAAGTATCTATTGAAGGTGGGTATAGAAGAATAAATGGTTATACTGTTTTTGGTGGTGGTAGTGCTGTTAGACCTAATACTGCACAAGACATAGAAGGTTTATCAGTTTACGCAGATGGGGTTGTAGCTGTAGCAGGTAATGATATATTTTTTAGTCAAGATGGTACAAGTTATTTACAAATAAATAAAGCTAGTGTAGATGCTTCTGGTGATAATTTCAGTACCTTTTCAGGTCGTAGTGAGTTAAGTTTAACTTCTATAGACCAATGTGAGTTTGCATTGTTTGAAGGTACTTCTGATTATGGTGAATTAGTTATAACAGATAAGAGTGGTAACAATAAACCTTTCTTATTTAAAATGACAGGAACAGGAACTGCATTATCTTCTAGAACTTACTTTGTTAGTCAAATAACAATTAGTGGTTCAACAACTGCTAAGTTTTGTACTATACATGATAATCACTTAGTATTAGCAGGAGACCCAAGTACACCTAATACTATTTATTATAGTTCAACAGGAGATATAGATAGCTTTAGTGGTTCTGGTGCAGGTAGTGTAACATTAGAAGATAAAATAGTAGGATTAAAAAGTTTCCGTAATGAACTATTTATATTTTGTCAAAACTCAATATTTAAGTTACAAAACATAAATAATGCTAGTACTGTTGCAGTAGTACCGGTTACAAAAAACGTAGGTTGTGTTGATGGTCAAACTATCCAAGAGATTGCTGGTGATTTAATATTCTTAGCACCAGATGGATTTAGAACAGTTGCTGGTACTGCAAGAATTGGTGACGTTGAATTAGGAACTATAAGTCAAGCTATACAGCCTATTGTAAATGAAATATTAAACACAACAGGATTACAATTTAGTAGTGTAGTTATTAGAGATAAATCACAATATAGAATGTTTTATAGTGCTGATACTCAATCAACTGCAGGTTCAAAAGGAATTATAGGAACACTAAGACCTAATGGTTTTGAATGGTCAGAAACATTAGGCATACAAGCTCCAGCTATTACATCAGGATTTGATAGTAGTGGAGTAGAAAAATTTTATCATGGTGATAGAGATGGTTATGTTTATAATCACGATACAGGAAATAGTTTTAATCCAGCAGGAACATCTACAAATGTAGAAGCAGAGTACCAATCACCAGATTTTGATTATGGTGATTTAGGCACATTAAAAACTTTAGATTATGCTAAGTTTTCATTTACTCCAGAAGGAGAATGTCAACCTACTTTAAGATATAAGTTTGATTATGATAGTAATACAGTTCCACAACCATTAGATATACTTTTAGATTCTATACCAGAACCAGCTTTATTTGGAGTTGCTACATTTAATTCACAAAAGTTTGGAGCAGCACAGCAACCTTTGGTTAGACAAACTTTAACAGGTAGTGGACATAGTAATTTTTTTAGAATTTTTAGTGCAGATACAAATGCACCATACGCAATTAATGGACTATATATAACATATAGACCTTCAGGAAGACAATAGGAGATATAAAAGATGGCAGGATATACTAGACAGAGTTCATTTAGTGATGGCGATACCATTACTGCTGCACTTTTTAACAATGAATATAATCAATTAGTAAATGCTTTTAATGTAAGTTCAGGACACAGTCACGATGGTAGTACAACCGGTGATGGTGGTCCTATCTCAAACTTATTTAGTAATGCTTTAGTGTTTGGAACAAATGCTGAAAGTGATATTGCTATTACATTTAATGCTGCATCTAACGATGGTGTATTAACATGGAAAGAAGATGAAGATTACTTTGAGTTCTCTGATGACTTATTAATTGCAACAACAGAAAAAATACAGTTTAGAGATACAGCTATATACATCAATTCTAGTACTGATGGACAATTAGACTTAGTAGCTGATACAGAAATACAAATAGCAGCAACTACTGTAGATATAAATGGTAATGCTGATATATCTGGTAACTTAGGTATAGGTGGTAATCTAACAGTAACAGGTACTACAACATTTAATGGTGGTACTATTACTATGGGTGATGCTGCTACAGATAATGTAGTCTTTGGAGCTGATGTAGATTCTAACATTATTCCAGATGATGATAATACTTATGACCTTGGTAGTTCTTCACAAGAGTGGAAAGACTTATATATTGATGGTATTGCATACTTAGATGGTATTAACTTTAATGGTACAGCGATTACTTCAACTGCTGCAGAATTAAATATCTTAGATGGTGTTACAAGTACTGCAGCAGAATTAAATTTATTAGATGGAGTAACTAGCACAACAGCCGAATTAAATATACTTGATGGAGTTACAGCAAGTGCTACAGACATTAATCTTATTGATGGTATTACTAATGGTACAGTAATCGCAAGTAAAGCAATTATTACAGACTCTAATAAAGATATTACAGGTGGTAGAAATATTACTATTTCCGGAGAACTTGATGCAGCTACATTAGATATATCAGGCAACGCAGATATTGATGGTACACTTGAAACAGATGCACTATCTATAAATGGTACAACAGTTACATCAACTGCAGCAGAACTTAATATACTTGATGGAGTAACAAGTACAGCAGCAGAACTTAATATACTTGATGGAGTTACCTCAACTGCTGCAGAATTAAATATCCTTGACGGAGTAACGAGTACTGCTGCAGAATTAAACATTTTAGATGGTGTTACAAGCACAGCAGCAGAGTTAAACATATTAGATGGTGTTACAGCTAGTGCAACTGATATTAATCTTATAGATGGAATAACAAACGGAACAGTAATAGCAAGTAAAGCTATTATAACAGATTCAAACAAAGACATTACTGGTGGTAGAAACATAACGATTAGTGGTGAATTAGATGCAGCTACATTAGATATTAGTGGTGATGCAGACATAGATGGAACACTAGAAGCCGATGCAATTACTATTGGTGGTGTAACTTTAGCAGAAACAATTAGTGATACTGTAGGTGCTATGGTAACAAGTAATACTGAAAGTGGTATTACAGTAGCATATGATGATTCAGATAATACATTAGACTTTACAGTTGGTACACTTAATCAAAATACAACAGGTTCAGCAGCTACTTTAACAACTGCAAGAACTATTGGTGGTGTAAGTTTTGATGGTAGTGCTAATATTAATTTACCCGGTGTAAATGCTGCAGGTAATCAAGATACAACTGGTAATGCTGCAACAGCTACTTTAGCTACAACAACAACAGTTACAGACAGTACAGCAAATACAAATTTCCCTGTAGTTTTTCATAATGAATCAAATGGTTTATTAGATGATACAGGTGCTTTAAGATATAATCCTAGTACAGGAGAACTATTAGTTCCTAAACTTACTGTAGCAGGTACAACTACTCAAGTAGATACAGTTACTATGGAAGCTTCAAATGCTATTGTTTTTGAAGGAGCTACAGCAGATGCACACGAAACTACACTTAGTGTAATAGACCCAACAGCAGATAGAACAATTAGTTTACCTAATGCTACTGGTACTCTTTCGTTAATAACTGGAACAGAAACATTAACAAACAAAACACTTACTGCTCCTACGCTTACAGGTACAACTGTAGTAGCATCTCTAGACATCTCAGGCGATATAGACGTAGACGGCACTACTAACCTAGATGTAGTAGATATAGATGGTGCTGTAGATATGGCTTCTACACTACAAGTAGATGGAGCTATTACAGGTTCAAGCACAATTAATGGCGTAGGTATTTCATACAATATATCTAACTTTTCTCAAAGTTTACTTATCAGTAATGATGCAGGAACAGGTACTTTATCTAGTGCTTCAAATAATACAGGTCTAGGACATGAAGTATTTGATGATTTAACATCTGGCGACCAAAATACAGGTGTAGGTTCTTTAGCATTAACTAAATTAACTACAGGTGGAAATAATACAGGTATAGGAACTGTTGCACTTACAGCAAACACTACAGGTAGTTTTAATACAGCAGTAGGTGATAATTCTCTAGCAGCAAACACCACAGGTGAAGTAAATGTTGGTATTGGTGCTAACGCATTACTATCTAATACAACTGCTGACCAAAATACAGCCGTTGGTACTAATGCTATGTATGCGAATACTACAGGTGCAGATAATGTTGCTCTTGGGCATAATACTCTAGACGCTAATACTACTGGTGGTTCAAATACTGCTTTAGGTAAAGGTGCTTTAGGTGCTAATACAACAGCCAGTAACAACACAGCAGTTGGTAAAAACTCTATGGAATTGAACAGTACAGGTGCTGACAACACAGCAGTAGGTTCAGGTTCACTAGGTTCAAACAGTACAGCTTCTAACAACACAGCAGTAGGTAAAGCAGCACTAAATGCTAATACTACTGGTGCTAATAACACAGCAGTTGGTAGAGAAGCATTGCTTCTTAATACTACAGGTGCTTCAAACACAGCTTTAGGTTCTACATCCTTGGATGCTAATACAACAGGAAGTTTTAATACAGCTATTGGTCAAGCATCATTAACAGCAAACACCACAGCTTCAAATAATACAGCTCTTGGTTATAATTCTTTAAAAGTAAACACCACAGGTACAAATAACACAGCAATTGGTGCTGAAGCTCTTGATGCTATAGTATCTAATAACGATTGTACTGCTGTTGGTTATAGGTCTTTAAGTGCTAATACAGGAGGTTCAAATACTGCAGTTGGTTCTGAAGCTATGCAAATGAATACATCAGGAGCTAATAATACATCTATAGGTCTACAAGCTCTTAGGTTAAACACTACAGGTGCTGAAAATACAGCAGTAGGTGCATCAGCACTAGATGCTAATACAACTGGTTCAAATAATGAAGCCTTTGGATTTGCTGCATTATCAAACAATACAACAGGTGTTAATAATGTTGGTTTAGGTACTGTAGCTCTCCTTGCTAATACAGAGGGGGGCTATAATACAGCAGTAGGAAGGTCAGCACTAAACGCTAATACTACAGCTAATTTTAATACAGCAGTTGGGTATTTAGCATTAGGAGCAAACACTACAGGTACTAGAAATGTGGCTGTAGGTTCACAATCTTTAGACGCAAATACTACAGCCTCATTTAATAGTGCTTTTGGTTATAACTCTTTAACTGCAAACACGACAGGTGCTGAAAACGTAGCTATGGGTGATATGGCAGGTGCAGCTAATACAACTGGTGATAAAAATACTGCAATAGGTACAAGTTCTCTAGCATCTAATACCACAGCAGATGACAATACAGCAGTTGGTTATGCAGCTTTAAATGCAAATACTACAGGTGCTTCAAATACAGCAATCGGAAAAGATGCGTTAAATGACAATACTACAGCTAGTAACAACACAGCAGTTGGATATAATACTTTAGACAATACTACTACAGGTGCTTTAAACACAGCAGTAGGTGCTTCTGCATTAACCACAAATACTACAGGAGCTAATAATGTAGCTATGGGTTTTGCAGCTCTACAGTTATCTACAACTTCTTCTAACAATACAGGTATTGGTTATGCAGCTCTAAATGCAAATACCACAGGTGCAGAAAACACAGCAGTTGGTAAAAATTCAATGGTTGCTAACACAACTGGAGAAAATAATGTAGCAGTTGGTGTAAATGCTCTTGATGCTAATACAACTGCTAGTAACAACACAGCTATTGGACATAAATCATTATCAGCAAATACTACAGGTACTAGAAATACTGCAATAGGTACAAATGCTTTAGATTCTAATACTACAGCATCATATAATAATGCTTTTGGATTTGATGCTCTTGGTGTTAATACAACTGGTGCTGGAAATATTGCTATAGGAGATAGTGTTTTATCTCAAAGCACTACTGCTAGTAATAATGTAGGTATAGGTAGTTTTAATGGTTCAACCTTACCAGCTTTATATAGTAATACAACAGGTAATCAAAATATAGCACTAGGAGTAGGAGCTTTAAAATCTAATACTACTGCTAGTAATAATGTAGCGATAGGGCATGAAGCCTTAACTGCAAATACTACTGCTGATAATAACGTAGCTATTGGTAAAGATGCAGGTAAATCTATAACTACAGGTACTCAAAATGTAATTTTAGGAACGGGTGCTAATGATGCAAACAATGGTGATGAAAATGTAGTTATTGGATATACTGCTGAAATATCTGGGGCTGGTGGACATAATCAAATAGTTATGGGTAGAGGTACTGTGGGTAATGCTAATTTATCATTTTGTTTTGGTGAAGCAGAAAATGACTCAGCTATAGCTTTTGGTGCTACTTCTATTACAGCACCTTCAGATATTAGATTAAAAGAAGATATACAAGATGAAGAAGTAGGTTTAGATTTTATAAACGATTTAAGACCTGTAACTTTTCTTTGGAAAAAGAAAAAGGATATACCATCAGACATGAAAGCACATGAAGAGGGTTCTGAAAAAAGAACTATGAATGGTAAATATAATCATGGTTTTATAGCCCAAGAAGTTAAAGAAGTAATTGACAACCATAATCTAAAAGAAGGTTTTGATATGTGGTCAGAAGATGATGCTGATGGTAGACAAAGAGTTGCACCTAATGCTTTAATGTCTGTTATGGTCAAAGCAGTTCAAGAACTATCTACGCAAGTAGATGAATTAAAACAAGAGTTAAAAACTTTAAAAGGAGAATAATATGGCACAAACAGTAACAGAATGTCTAACAGCAGGAACTGATAGCGTAAACCTAATTGATGGGGTTAAAGCTGGAAGTTGGGATGTTGAGGGCATGACACAAGCTGAAATAAACGAAATGGTACAAAGAAATGTAGACCATTTAGAAATTATTTTAGAATATGCACCTGTTGATAGTGATGATGACACTCCAGATGTAAAAGGAGCAGCAAGTAATTTAAAAACTACTCACGTTGCAGCAGTTACAACTGGTAAGACATACATAACTGACAATAGTTAAATATGGAATTAACACCTTATTTATTTTGGAACATCTTTATAACATTGGTGTTAGCCCCCATACTCTATGGTATTCGTGGTAATACTGCAGAGGCTAAACGGATTGATATACTTTTAAACAAAACTCGTGAAGAGATTGCAAGAGACTATGTTACTAAACAAGAACTAAAAGATGATATGAATACTCTAATGGATAGATTAGAAAAATTACACGAAAAGGTCGATAAACTATTTGAAGTAAAATGAAAAGAGCAGTAATTATAATGATGACAGATAAACCTAAACTTCTTATGAAGCTGCTTCATCGTGCAGGAAAAGATAATGGCAAAAAAACAAAAGAAAAAAAGAAATAAAAAGTATAGAGCAAATTATACTACAGGTGGTCGTATAGACATGCGTACTGGTGGTAGAGTGTCTTTAAGGCATGGTGGTCCTCATGGTCCAAAAGAAGACCCACCAACAGTTATAGGTAAACCACCAGAACCACCTGTGGAAGACCCTCCTATACAAGTTCCTCCTATAACTCCACCGGATGAAGACCCGCCACCTCCGCCACCGCCACCACCTCCGCCACCACCTCCACCGCCAGAGGATATAAGTTTTGCAAGAGAATCTGCAGAAGCTGCAGCAAGAGGTGAAGTTCCAGAAGGTGCTGTTATTCCTGATGCTGTCAAAATAGAAGAAGGAACTCCACAACAAACTACAACAATGGCAGAGCCTACAACTGTAGGACAAAGACAAGCTGAACCAGTTGGACCGGAAGCAGTTAGAGAAGGAACTACTACTACAGCAACAACTCCAGCAGAAAGAGAAGCTGCTAGATTTGATTCTTTTGTAAGTGATGAAGTTGCTGATGTTCAAGCTGCAAGAGAAAGACAAGCAAGAGAAATAGAAGATGTAGCTCCCGGAGAAATAACAGGAGATGTTACTTTTGCAACTGTTGATGAGTTACAAACTGAAGCTGCACAAGCTACAAGAGTTGATGATGTTTTAGGACCAGATAATGATTACTTAGTAAAAGAAGTAGATGGAGATGACCCAACTGTTAATATAACTCCTGATGCTGAAAGACAAGAAAGGGAAACAATATTAGGCGAAGCTGCTCCTGATGGTGTTGCTGCTGCTATTAATGAAACAGTAGGTTATACTGCTGCTAAACAAAGACCAGTAAAAGGTAAAGCTGCTCAAGGTGCTGCTGCAGATATGATAGCACAAACTGCAGACTTACCACCAGATATAGCTGCTGCAGTTGTACAAGACCCTGCAACAGTTGAAGCTCAAATAGATAATGAACCTGTAGAAGTACAAGCTGCTGTTGCTGCTTTACCTCAAGAGGCTTTAGTATCATCACAAATGGAAACATTACTTGGTGGTATGGAAGATGGCGAAATACCTAGATGGGCAAGACCAGCAGTTGATACAGTTAATCAAGCTATGGCTGCTAGAGGTATTGCTGTTTCTACTGTAGGTAGAGATGCATTGTTTAATGCTATTGTACAAAGTGCTTTACCAATGGCACAAAGTAATGCACAAGCTTTACAAGCTAGAGCAGCTCAAAATTTAAGTAATGAGCAACAAGCAAATTTACAACAAGCTACTCAACAACAACAACTAAGATTACAAAACTTATCTAATAGACAAACTGCTGCAAGTCAAACAGCTCAAATGTCTCAACAGATGAGAGTTATGCAAAGTCAGTTTGACCAACAAGCTGTAATGACAACTGCTGAACAACAACAGCAAACAAGGACACAGAATTTACAAAATCAACAACAAGCTGCTTTAGTGCGTTCTCAAAATCAACAACAAGTAAATATGCAAGAACTTGGTAATGAGCAACAGTTAAATATGGCAGAGCTTCAAATAGAAGCTAATGTTGAAGGTGCTAATCAAGCTGCAGAAAACCAAGAAAAAATATTAGAAATGCAAACTGCTGCCGACTTTCTTGCTAAGAATAAAGGATTTAAACAGCAGATGGAACTTGCTAATTTAACTAATGACCAACAGATGAGGTTAGCTAATTTATCTTCTCGTAATTTAGCTGCTAGTGAATTATTAAGTAATGCTGAAAAAACAGAACTTGCAAATCTTAATAAAACTTTACAAACTAATCAACTTCAAGCACAGTTAGCTAATCAAATGGGATTAGCTCAACTTAATGTTGACCAACAATCAGCTATACAAAATGCTACAACTAAAGCTAATATGGATATGGCTAAGTTTTCAGCAGCTCAACAAGTTGAATTAGCTAATAGTAAGTTTATGCAAACTGTAGCTCTTACAGATATGAATGCAGAACAACAAGCTATTATGCAAAATGCTACAGCTATGGCTTCAATGGATTTAGCAAACTTAGGAACAAGAGAAAGATTAGCTGTACAAAATGCTAAAAACTTTTTAACTATGGATATGGCTAACATGAATAATGAGCAACAAGCTAATATGATGAGAGCACAGCAAGAACAACAAAGAATATTATCTGCTGAAGCTGCTGAAAATGCATCAAGACAGTTTAATGCTGCTAATGAGCAACAACGAGACCAGTTTATGATGAGTCTATCTGCTCAAATGGAACAATATAATACTACTCAATTAAATTCAATGGAGCAGTTTAATGCTACACAAACTAATGCTGCTGCAGCTAGAGATGCTAATAGAGCTGCTGATGTTGAAAAGTTTAATACACAGTTAGCTACACAGATAGACCAATTTAATTCTAATCAAGATTTTGCAAGAAATCAATGGAATGCACAGAACCAAGCAGTAGTAGAGCAATCTAATACTCAATGGAGAAGGCAAGTTAATACTGTTAATACTGCAATGCAAAATCAAATTAATGCACAGAATGCACAAAATTCTTTTGCTATGTCACAAACAGCTCAATCATTCTTATGGCAAGAATTAAGAGACCAAGCTGATTATGATTTTAGGTCAAGTGAAAATGAAAAGAATAGAATATCAGCATTAGTAAATACAGCATTAGCTTCAGACCCTTCTAAGTATGGTTCTGGTGTGACTGCTATTAAAGAGTTAATAACACTATTAACAGGTGGAACAGGAACTTAAGGTATAAATTATGGGATTATTTAAAAAATTAAAAAAAGCTTTTAAGAAAATTGTTGGAGGCGTAAAGAAAGTAGTTAAAAAAGTAGTTAAAGGAGTTAAGAAAGTAGCTAAGAAAATTGGCTCTAGTAAAATCCTTAAAGCTTTAGCTGTTGCTGCTGCAGTCGTAGTCACAGGAGGTGCTGCTATTGGAGCATTTACTGGAGGAACTGCAACAGGTTTTGCAGGTTGGATGATGAATGCAAGTAATACAATAACAAGTGGTGCTTTATTTGGAACAAAAGTAGCAGGACAGCCTATTCTTAATGTTTTAAAGCAAACAGGTAATTTTGCAACTAAAACTATTGCTAAACCTTTTGCTTCTTTAGGTAGTGGTGCTGGTAATATTGCAAGAGGAGTTACAGACTTTACAGGCTTAACTGATGCTGCAACAAAAGGAATTGTACAAGACCCTACTCAAGCAGCAGAAATACTAAAGCGTTCAGGAATGACACCTGAAGAAATTAGTAGTTTAAGTGGTGCTGAATTAGAAGGAGCAGCACAAGCATATGTAGATACACAAGGAGGAGTAGGTGCTTTTAGTATGGAAGATGTAGAAAAATCTAGAAGTTTTGTAAATGAAAGTGTCGCTTATGCATCACCATCAAATAAATTTTTAGATACAGGTGCAGGTAAATTTGTATCTAATGTAGGCACTAGCGTAGCAACAAATGTATTTACTGGAGCAGCTATGCAATCTATAGCAGGAGAACCTGACCCAACTGGAGTTGAAAGAGGACCGGGTGGGCAAGAAAGAGCTGGTGCTTTTGACCCATTAAGAATATATGCTGCTGAAAATAGTATTAATGTAAATGATATTTATAATCAAGCTTTATATGGTAATGTAGACCCAAGTAGTATATATGGTTCAGAGCTGTATAGTCAAGAAACAGTAGGAGTAGCATAATGGGAAAACCAACAAGACAAGCAAGACCTATAGTATCTAATAGTATAGGTGAAGCTGCAGGATTAGCAGTTCTTGATGCCTTAGATGCTGGATTTGATATAGAAGATATTGCACCTGATAAAGGTCCTAAGATAAGAGGTGAAGCTAAATTTAATCAAGAAGGTTTAGATGAGCTTAGTAATTTATCAGGACAAGGTAGACCTATTCCGGGACAAAGTTTAACTAACAATCCTGAAACTAAATATCCTTGGGAAAGTCCTGCAACACTTAGTAATCCTAGAGAGGCTTTAGATGTCATTGTCGCTGAGATGATGCAACCAGAAGCTGTAAAAAATATTGTAAACGCTTTAGCTAATGGTGCTGCAGTAGGTGATATAGGTAGTGCTATTTTATATGCTAAGTTTACTGAAGGAGATATAACTCCTGATACTATGATGTTATTAGCTGAACCTATTATGTATACATTAATGGCTATAGGAGAAGAAGCAAATATTAAATATAATATTGAAGGCAATGACTTAGATGAGTTTGATGAGGAAGATGAAGCTGAAAAAATAGATAGTAAAGTTAATCAATTTAGAACTGCTGTTTCTGATATTAAAAATCAAACTACACAAAAATTAAAACCTACAGTAGATACAAATGTAGTGCCACAAAATATATTAGACAAAGTTAAAGAACAAGGTCCAGAAATTAGAAGTTTATTAAGTAAAGGAGAAGAGTAATGGCAGAGTATGATAGCCCATTTAAACCAATAGTAAGTGGTTCAGATTATTTATCAGGTTCAGAGTTTGGACAAGTAGCTGGTGCTTTACTAGCTAGAAGAGATAAACAAGATAAGAAACAAGCTAGAAAAGCTTTGTTAGCTTCTGCTGTATTAGAAACTTTTGGAACTTTACAGCGTAATCAAAAACAAGATGTTGTAGATGCTATTAATGATTTAAAAGAAAATTATACTATAGAAACTTCTAGTAGAGAGACAGAATATAATAGTGAGTTAGCTAAAGAAAATAGAAATAAATTAAGATTGTATGAACAAAATTCAGATAAAGCAATAAGAGAATTAGCTAAAGAACTTTATAATAATGATGATATTATATCTGGAAGAAATATGAATTTTGAAATGAGAGGTAAAATAGCAGACCCAGATGTTAAAAAATTAGACAATGTTTTTTATCAGAAAAAATTAAACGATGCAAAAAACTTTTTTACACAGATTCAAAATAATCCAATGTATAGTACTTCTAATTTTTTAGAATATAATAAAGTTTATCACAATGAATATAAATCAGCTTTAAAAGCTATTAAAGATGACCCAACTAAAAAATCATTATTTATGGCTGCTGTAGGTAAAATATTTCCTAAAAATTTTGATGCTACTAGAGCAGATTTAGATAATGCTTTTGAAAATGCAGATGAAAAAATAGTAGCTAAAAGAGAAGAGCAAGAAAAATTAATTACTAAAATATCAAAAGTTGAAAAACTATATTCTAAAGATGAAGCTTTAGATTATGTGTTTAATAATTTTTCAGAAAATGCACAAGTTAGTGATAAATTATTTACTCAAATTTTAAATGATGTTAATGATAAACCTGATAATTTTAAAATATCAGAAAATGAAATATTTGGTATAGCTTTATCAAGACAAGTTTTAAATCCAGATAATTTAAATATAGTTCAAAAAGAAGTAAATTCAGCAATTCAATTATTTAATGCTGGTTATACTAGAAAGTATGATAGTATACCTGCTGAAGGCTCAGAAAATTATCAAGATTATTTAGATGCTAAAAATGATTACTTAGATATTAATGTGTTTAAAGTAGACCCTACTACTTCTCAAATAAATAGATTAGTAAATGAATTAGGAAATGTTAAAAAGGGAAGTAAACAAGAAAAAGCATTACTTAATCAATTAAATAAATATACAGTAGATGAACAAACAGAATCAATTCTTAGAACAACTTTAGTTCAAATTATAGATGTAGACTCTAGAAGAATAATAGAAGCTGATATTAATCAAGAAAATCAATTAGATACTCCTAGATTTACAAATTTAAATGAGTGGTTTGCTTTTACAGTTGAAGCTCAAAAAGATGCAGTAGATTATTATAAAAATCAATTAGATTAAAATTTATGAGATTAACTACTTTAACAACCTTGTATGGTGCTCTTACCGATAAACAAAAACAAGAATTAAAACGTACTGGTGCTGGTGTTACTAGTCAAGTATTACGTGAAGGTATTGAGCTTTACAGAATGTTCGATAAGCCTACACAAGAGGAAGTTTTATCTACAGAAAACTTTTTAGAAAATTTATATTCTAATGTCGTTGGTGCTGAAAATGTTGAAAGAGTTCAAAGAGGTGATAGAGAAGTAGTAACTATTGCTGAACCTGAAAGTGGAGCTGCACAATTAGTTAGAGATATAGGTTCATTTGGTGCTTCTTTAGCAGGTGTAGGTAAAATTACAAAACCTTTACAAGCTTTAAAACCTATACAGAAAGCAACTCAAGTAGCTCCTAAAACTGTAGCAACTACAGGTTTTGTAGCAAAAGGTGAGACTGCTGCTCAACTATCTTTAAATCCTTATCAAGAAAACTTTGCTAATATATTAGGCGATATGATTGATGATGACAGCGAAGGATTTGCTTCAGATTTAGAAAAGTATATGTTAGAGCCTATTAAATCTAGCCAAGAAAAAACAGAGTTACAAAACAGACTAGGATTATTAGCTGAAGGATTAATATTTACAGGAGCTTTTGGTGCAGTAGGTGCAGGTATTCGTAATAGAGAAGCTATTAGTAAATCTTTTTTTAATACTTTAGATAGTATTAAAGGACAAGGTAAAGAAGTTTCAGAAGCTTTTATGAATAATTTAAAAAGAGTAAGAGCACAAGACAGAGAGTTTTTTGAAGAAGCAGTAAAGAAAAGACAACAAGCTATTATTACTGATAATCAACCAGAATTATTTTCTATGGAAAAAGTTGATTTAGGAGATATTGATGCTTTAAAACTAACTAAATTTAGCACAATAGGAACTCTTAGAAGTATTAGTAATGTTCTTGCAAAAACTTTTACTACTAGAGGTGGTCGTAGTGAATTATTACATGAAAATTATTTAAAGACTCAAAATAAAAAAGAAAAATGGAATGCTACTATTGACCATACTGCTAGGAATTTAGAAAATTCTATAAATAATATTTACAAAGAAATTGGTGGTAATAAACAAAATATTTTAGATGATTTAAATGAAGTATTATTTACTAAATTTAAAGTAAAACCAACTGAAACTCAACAACAAGCTTTTGAAAAAGCTTTACTTAAATTTCCAGAACCAACTAGAGAATCTATAAGAAAAGCTAGAAATTTACAAGACCAACTTTCTAAACTACTTTTAAAATCTGAAAATGTTGCTCCTGCTGATAAAAAAATTATAGAAGACCAATTAGGTTTTTATGTTAGAGAAAGTTATAAAATGTTTGAAGATGGTGGATATATACCAACTATTCAAGCAACAAATACTGCAAGAAGATTTATAGCACAAAGAATTAAAGAATCAAATCCTGAGATAACACCGAGAAGATTAAGATTAGAAACTCAAGCTGAAATGGATAAGTTAGCTGGAGGTAAAGGAGACTTCGTTAATTTTTCTAGTGGCTTTGAAACTTTTGGTAAAGTTAGAGAAGGAATATTAATTGAAAAACAAAATGTGCCATCAGCTATAAAATCTTATCTAGGAGAAATAACTAGTCCTGTAGATAAACTGTTAATATCTATGAAAAAAATTGCACAGTTTGTTGAAGATAGTAATTTTCATAATCAAGCCTACAAAGATGGTAAAGATATTTATTTTCACGAATCTGATAATTTACCGGGATTTACTGCTCAAATACCTAGATATGATGATGTAAAAGTTCAACCTTTTGGAGAATTATCTGGTATGTATACTACTCCAGAATTAGCTGAATATTATACAAAAAAATACCAACAAGGTTTATCTAAGCTTATTCCTGAAGGAGGATTTATTGGAAATAGTTGGAGATACCTTTTGTTTTTAAAAAGTCAAGCACAAAAATCTGCTACTACTAGAAGAATTTCTACACATATAAAAAATATTTTTGGTGGTGCTCAAATAACAGGTGCTAATGGTTTTAAATTATTAAATCCTAAAACTACTGCTGAAAGTTTTAAAACTGTATATAATCAATTAACTCGAACAACTAATATTGAACAACAACAATTTATAGAAGAACTCGCTGGACAAGGTGTGTTAAATAAAAATGCTATTATAAATGATTTAAAAAACATGAGTAAAGATGCTTCTAATGTTACATTTTTAAAAGCAAAACCTTTGCAATATTTAGAATCAAGAGCTAAAAAAGCACCTATTATAAAACAACTTTTAAAAGCTGATGAAAAAGTTACTGAAGCTTATATAGCTGAAGATGATTTTTGGAAAATAAATATGTATTTAAATGAAAAAAAACATCTGGATACTTTTAACAAAGCTTTACCTCAAGGACCTAATGCAACTAGATTTGATGAGTTTAGATATGATACTCCTCAAAAGCTACAAAATGAAGCAGGTAAAATTACTCGTGAAGGACTACCTAATTATGATTTAGTTCCAGATAATTTAAAAGAAATAAGGTCTGTTCCTTTTATAGGAACTTTCTTTTCTTTTTTATCTGAGTCAACAAGGTTAGCAATGACAATACCTAGACAAGGAATAAAAGAAATTAAATTATCTAGAGAATTAAAAAATATGGGAGCTAACGAAGCTTCTGATATTATGCGTAACAGAGCTATAGATAGATTTGTAGGTTATTCTACATTTGGATTAGGGGGAGGAGCTGCTGCTACTGCTGTAGCTAATTATTCTGTAGGAGTAGGACAAGATGTTATAGATAATATAAAACCTTTTTTACCAGAGTGGATGCAAAATGACAATGTTGTTTATACTTTAAATGAAGAGGGAGTTCCTATTGTTTACAATGTAACACCTTGGGATGCTTTTGATTTTCCAAGAAAACCATTTCAAACAATATTACATAAAACTTTAAATAATGAAGATTTAACAGAAGAAGAATTACAACAATATAACTATGATTTAGTTAATGAAATATTTACTCCTTTCTTTGGACAATCATTAACACAAGAAATTTTTAATGCTGCTATATTTAATAATGGTAGAAATTCTAATGGTAGTTTATTAAAAAATCCTTTAAATAAATTAGAAGTTTATAATCCAGAAGCAGAGTTAGGAGCTTTTGATAAACAAAACGCAAAAATTATAGCTATGAATTTAGTTGAAATATTAGAACCGGGAACAGTTACAGATACTAGAAAATATTTTAGAGATAAGTTTGGTAAAGAAATGACATCTCTTGACCAAAAAATATATAGAGAAGAAGCTATGTTTAAATGGCTTACAGGTTTTGGAGGTATTCCTTTTAATAAAGAATATGTAGAAAATATTTATTCATTTAAAATTAATGATTTTAAAAAGTCTAAACGTAAAGCTAATAGTCAAATTTATAAAGCTATGACAGATGAAATGACAAAAGAAAAATTTTTAGATAATTATTTAAATGCTAATAGAGAATATTATAAATCTTATAAAAAATTACATACCTTAACAGAAGCTGCTGAAAATTTAGAATTAAATACTTTAAAAATTTTAAAAGACAATGGAGTTTCTAAAAGAGATAGAGTTTCTTTTATTGGAGGTAATAGATACTTTACTCCTGTATTACTTACTGACCAAATGAAACAACAGATGTTAGATTCTCCTTCATTAAATCAAAATTATTTTGATATATTATTAGATGTAAATAGATTATCTAAAACTTTAAATCAATTACCAGTTTTAGTAGACCCTGAAAATAAAAAAGAAATAACAATTCCTTTATCAGATGAAGTTGATAAAATATTTGAAAATTTAAGAATACCAAAATCAACAGGCGGTTTAATTACAGGACCAGAAGTTACTGACACCAAAGAAGACCCAGCAGATAGAGTAAACCCTCTTACTGGTAGCCCTTACTCTGACCAAAGGGCTAGGCTCGGACTACAAGAAGGTGGTGAAACTTCTGAATTTTTAACAAATGTTATTTTACAATCTATACAAAATGAAAGAAAGTATAATGAAGAACAAATAAATGAATTAAAAAAACATTCAAATTTAGTTGGTTTTATGGAATCAGATAATATTTTTGATAGAGTTCAAATAGGTGGTGGTCCGGGTCGAGGTAAATATCAATATGAAATTAAAGGTTCTATAGATGGTAGTGGAGCTAGTAAAACAGCAGCTAATAGATATATTAAATATAAAACTGACAGAGGTTTAAAACTAACAGAAACAGATTTAATTTTACAAAAAGATAATAATCCAGATTTTTCAAAATATTCAGAAGATTTACAAAATGCTGTTTTTTATGCAGACAAAGCTATGGGTTTATTACCAGTTGATGATTTAGTAAATAAAAAATTATCACATGAAGAAGCTTGGGTTGATTACCATTTAATAGGTAACAAAGAAAAAAGAGAAGAAAATTTACAAAAATTTAAAGATAAAAATTATAAAGAAGAATGATACTTTACACCGAAGAACAACTAGACAACGCATATAGATTAGACTGTAAAGCTCGGACTAAATCAGATGAGCCTTGGATAACTAGAGAACAATTTAGAAGTCTATACGAAGACTTAATTACAATACACATGGAGAGAGCAGAGAGGGAAGAATTAATCTTAGAAGATGTACCCGATTGGGTTATAAATTCTATAGATGAATTATTAGAAAACACTTTAACATTAGAATAATATGGGCTTTCCTTTTGAAATAATAACTATGTTAGCATCAACTGTGCTTGGTGGTGTAATGAGTATATGGTCTGAAAGTCGTAAGGCTAAAGCAGAAGCACAGAAACTTCTTATTACTCGTGGTGAGTTTGATATGAAAGCTAGAAAGCAATCACTTGACCATGGGTTAAAAGATAAAGGATTTGCTTGGACAAGAAGAATTATTGCACTTACTTCTGTATTTGCTATTGTTCTTTTACCAAAGCTTGTCGCAGTTTATTATCCTACTGTAGATGTTACTGTTGGTTATACTAACTGGCAACCGGGAATATTGTTTATAAGACAAGGTAGAGAAGTATTTGAATGGGTTACATTCCAAGGTCTTGTAATTACACAACTTGATACCAACTTAGTATCAGCCATTATAGGTATGTACTTTGGTGGTAGTTTAGCAAAAGGAAGATAATGGACACTAGAGACTTTATGACCATACTAGAGACTGTAGGTATTCCTGCAGCCTTTGCAGTAGCTGCTGGTTGGATGGTATGGAAACTATTTAATCATTTAATAGCAGATGTGCATAAAAAATTAGATACGCAACATGGAATGATAGTTGCATTAATAGATAGAGTAAGACAAATGGACAATGACATGATACGAATAGACTCAATGGTAAGAACTGCTATGGGAATAAAAGTAGATGTTGATAGATTAGCAAGAGCAGATGGAAAAAAAGACCAAAGAAAAGATTGATAAAAAAATATTACAAGTAGTAAACCTTTCTCCAAGTGAATCTTGGGTAGAAAAAATTGAATATGTGCATCCTATGAAACAAATTACAATAGCTTCTATAGTACAGGTAACAATGTTTGGATTTATGCTTGTTATGTTTTGGGTAAACTCAAGGATATTTTAATATGAAATTAGTACCAACATTTAAAAGCGAAAAGACTACAAGGAATTGTAAGTTTTGTATATTCTTTTGGTCTATCTTAGTTATGTTTTGGTCTGTTAATAGTATGTCAGATGAGATGGTACATCAATTTAAAAATCCTAGCTTTAGTGGTATAGGTACATCTGCACATTATCTTACTATAGAGAATCAAGAGTTTAGTAGAAAGATGAGTATTAAAGAAGAACTCAAAGCTTTACAAGACCAGATTAAAAGAGACAAAGAGAATACAACACTTGCAAGATTTATAAGAAATTTAGAATCTAGAATATACGCACAACTATCAAGACAGTTAGTAGAAAACTTGTTTGGAGAAACTCCTAGTGATAGTGGAACATTAACTTTAGAAGGCAATACTATAGACTATAGTGTTGAAGATGGAATAATAACTTTAAAAATTACGGATAGCGATGGGAATACAACGATTATATCTTTGCCTATTGGCAGTTTTAGCTTTTAGTGGTTGTGCAGTTTTAAATGAAAACAGGGATTTATCTTTAACTAGAGATATATTACCTGCTGATATTTTAGATTTACAATCAGTTGAATTAGCTGAATTACCACCTGCAAAAAAGAAACCTATAATAGCAATATATAGAGACAGCTTTCAAGATTTAACAGGGCAAAGAAAAAGTAATAGTAGCTTTGCTTTATTTAGTACAGCAGTCACACAAGCTCCAGAAGCATTACTTATAAGAGCTTTAAAACATGCTGCTAATGGTAACTTTTTTAGAGTTGTCGAAAGAGTAGGGTTAGATAACCTTACTAAAGAAAGACAACTAATCCGGTCAACCAGAGAGAACTTTGAACAAGACCAAAAACTACAGCCTTTATTATTTGCTGGGCTTTTAATACAGGGTGGAGTTATTAGTTATGACACAAACATTCAATCTGGTGGTATTGGTGCTAGATACTTAGGAATAGGTAATAGCAAACAATACCGAGAAGATGTAGTAACTATATCATTACGATTAGTTTCTGTATCTACTGGTGAGATATTAATAGAGACTGCTGTTTCTAAAAATATTTTATCAACAAGTATTTCTCAGGACATCTTTCGTTTTATTGAGCAAGGCACAGAACTTGTAGAGATAGAAGGAGGTGTCGCTGAGAATGAAGTAGGTTCTATAGCTTTGCAAAAGGCAATAGAAACTGGAGTATTTAACTTAATAGAAATAGGAATAGAAAGAGGGTATTGGGAATATGAAACA